TATCGTCTGCAAGATATCAGCGAGCGGTTTTATTTGCTGGCAGATATCTTGCAGACGATACTCCTGAAAATAAAAAAAATACAATACAAGCAGCAATTAGGGCTTTTGTAAATAATGATATGCCAATAAGTGCAGGGGGTGAATGGAAAGTTGAAGATTCGTGGGTTAATATTGATAATGCGGTAGAAAGTTTTAAGGGTGGTTTAGGTCAAGCTGGATTTGATAGCTATAAAAGACTTATGAAATTTATTTCAGAACATTTTACTGATGACGAACTAAAAGATTGGATTAAATGGGGAGTAAAAGAGCGAAATGATCTTGCTATGGGTAGGAAAAAGATGAGCGATGTGTATACAGATATGTGGGTTAAAGATGTATCGAATGGTGTACCGATTCCTGACAATAGAAGATTTCCTGATCCTGAGACATTTCCAGAGATTAAAGAAAAACGCAAACTTGGTGATGAAAGACCAATAGCAACGATTCAAACTAATGTTGGCCCAAATAAATATCAACTTAATTTAATTCCCAATATATGGAATAGACCTATAAATAATTATTTCCAATAACTGCATAGTTAAAAATTAGTTTGTGTTTATGGAGTTTGGGCTTTAATATCACTTTTTGTTAATAGCGTGAGCACGATAACTATGTTAGAGGATAACGTGGTTACTGTTGACAAATGGTAATGTAGCAACCGATATTACACATCTTTCCATTGAAGAGGTCAGAAGTCTTTATTCTGCTATGCGGGATGACAGTCAGTTATTTGCCAGGGTCTGTCTGCCTCATATTATTCAGAACGATATCCCGGATTTCCATAAATACATCTATTCAGCTTTAGACAAACGATACCGATACATGGCTGTTGTTATGTTTCGAGGTGGGGCCAAGAGTACCCTCAGCCGTACCGTTAAGGGCCTGCATCGGGTCTGTTTTGCCAAAGAGCCGGTAATGATTTGGATTAGTGAATCGATTGCTCAAGCTTCTGCTGATCTGGTCACTGTCCAGGATGAGATTGCCGGTAATGATACCATCAAGTCTCTGTTTGGAGAACTCAAGGGAGAGGTTTGGAATCAGGAATCATGTGAATTCAAGAATGGTGTCTATATTACTGCAAAGGGATATGGTTCCCGTATTCGAGGATTGAAATGGAAGAACCAGCGACCGACCAATATCGGGTCTGATGACTTTGAGTCTGAGACCAATTCAGCTACTGAGGATCAGCGGATTAAGGTACGCAACTGGATCAATAACCAGATCATTCCTGCTGGTGATGTCAATACTTCCTATGAGTTCTTTGGAACTATCTGTCATCCTGAAGCCTTCCTTGCCAAAGCCAAGAACATGAGTTTCTTTCAGCCTCCTAATGGATTCTACTACGAAAAGGCCATTGAAGAGGGTGGGATTCCGACCTGGCCCAAACGATACCCGATGGAATGGATCAAAGAACGGGAGAAGTTTTTCAAGGAACAGAACAATTACGCCGGGTTTCTACAGGAGTATTACAATATCCCGGCCATACTTGGCAAGCCGGTATTCAATATGGACATGGTTAAGGAATGGGATGGAGTATTTGAGACTTACGATCATATAACCTATATCAAATCAGGATACAAGAAGATTCCCGTCAATGTGTTCATTGGGGTTGATCCTGCCAGGTCGTTATCAGAGACTGCAGACAACACGGTGATGTTCGTGATAGGTGTGACACCATCAAAAGATTACATTTGTTTGGAGATATTCGGCGATCGGATCAGTCCTCATCAGCAGGTAGAAAAGATATTTGAGTTGGCTTCAAGGTATCGTCCTCGTCATGTGGAGATTGAATCCAACGGTTATCAATTGGCATTATCAGAATGGTGCAGGACACGGATGATAGAAGGCCGTCGTCCTGCATTTGCCATCAGGGAGTATGAATCGAGGAAGAGCAAAGACAATAAGTTCCTGCTTGGATTGGAGCCTATCATCAATTACGGCAAGTTGTACAAGATCAAGGATTGTCAAGGGTATGAACTGTTTGACCGTGAAGCGAGGTTGTATAATTCCGAAGTTAGGGAGCATGATGATTCACTTGATGGGCTTTATGATGCCATAGAGGGGGCGTGGGCTCCGGGAAACTATGATGTGGATGAAGTCATTTCCAACTTGAAAAAGGAACACCAGAGGAAAGTCAAGCCTATGAATTGGGTTACAATATGAGTTTACCATTTGGGGATTTTGATAATCATTGGATGGTGCATCATGATTTGTATGATGCTTATTCCAGGGCGGTATCGGACTGGGAAAGGCTTTATCCGAATAAATCTACTCCAACTATCAGCAACGGATTTAGGAATTATCAGACTCAGGTGGGATATCGGAAAAAGTATCTTGCCGGCAAGATGGGGCTGGCGGCTGAACCCGGCAAATCTGATCACCAATATGGCATGGCTATTGATGTCAGGGGGAACAATTGGAAATCGTCCGACTACAAGAATTTTCATAATCTTGTAAGTCAGTATACCAAGACCGATGCGTGGCTTAGTAATGATACAGGTCATATATCTCTTGACAGACCGAAATCCATTCTTGGTCATCCTTATTATGAGGCATTGATAGACAAATATTCCCGGCAGTATGGGATTGATCCTTCTATTCTCAGGGGCATGATAGCTACTGAAAGTGGTGGAAATATCAGGGCTGTTAGTCCGAAAGGTGACAGTTTCGGATTGATGCAGCTGAAGGAAGGAACTTTCAGGGAACAGATGGAGCCTGGTGATGTCTTTGATGAATGGGGAAAGTATGATCCTGAGACCAATATCCGTCTTGGTGCAAAGTATTTCGGTCAGATGGTCAAGCGTGCCGGTGGGAATGTAGATAAGGCGTTAGTGGCTTACAATCGAGGCTGGGCCGGTATGGAGAACTCCGGTATTGGGAACTATGCCGGTGATGATTATTCCAGGAAGGTACACGCAAGATCGAGTGGATATACCGGGAATTATGCTCAGTCTTCAAAGCCTGAACCGTCATTACAGAACAAGTTGCAGATTGGACAGGATTTGATCAGAAATTTGTATGTCATGCGACAGACGAATAAAGAAATGGAACAGAGAGTAAATGACAATGAGGATTCTGACCTGATAGATTTCAGGGAATTTCTTTCTGATTGGGGTAAAAAAATGTTTGATCAAATGGAATATTTTATGAAGGCAGGAACGTTCTAATGGGATTGATTAAGCTTACACCCAAACAGTCTTATGATAGATGGTATGCTTTGATGTGTACTGAATCTGCTGAATACAATACTTGGGTTGAACAATGCCAGCAGAACAAAAATTTCTATTTTGGTGAACAGTATACAACAGATGAGAAGGCACTGATTCAGGAACGTGGACAGTATGACATTGTGATTAACAAGGTCAGAAAAGCCATGAGGGGATTGACTGGAATGCTGGCTGCTTCTATCCCTAAGTGTAAGGCTATGCCTGTAGGTGGAGAACCTGATTTAGAGAAATCTGTTTTAGCATCGAAGGTATTGCAATGGGTGTTTCAGAAATCGGGTGATGTCCAGATGTACCGCAAGGTAGTCAAACGGGCTGCTGTAGACAACATTGCTTATTTCCATATCATTTATTCAGAGAAAGAAAACTGTGTTAAGTATGTTCCGTTGTATTTTGATGATGTCATTATTGACATGAACAGTAAAGATCCGTTGTTTCGTGATGCAGGCAGAATCTATATCAAGAAGTATATTCCTGTGGAAATGGCAAAGGCTGTTTATGGGATAGATGAGCTTGGGGTATGTCCTGCTAATGGGTTTTGGGAAGACCGGGATGATTATGAAACCAGAACGACCTTTGAACTCTATTTGAGAAAAATGTATGACAAAACCCAGAATTATGTCAAGATTTATGAATGTTATAAAAAACTCTATATCAGGCAGAATGACGGATCGGTACGAACCAAGATACAAAAGGAAACCCTGGTAGGGTTTGACCATTGTTTTATTGATGATAGTTTTCCTGATGCGATTACTGAGTATCCGATCATTCCGGTATATGCCGAGGATACTGAGACTCCGTACAAGTTTGGTGAGGTACATTTCCTTAAAGACCTTCAGAGGTTTATCAATAAGTCTTATGGAGTGATGTTGCTTAATGCACAGTTGTCATCCAATCCGAAGGTATTTGTCAAAGAGACTGACATTCCGAACATGGATTTTACCAAGTTCAAGAATGAGTATGCGGTACCGGGATCGATCAATGTACTGACCGGCAATGCCGGAGCTCCGATTGTTGTTCAGGGACAGCCGATCAATAGTGCTTTCAGTTTTATGTATCAGGATGCCAAGAACGAGATGGAATGGAACACTATGCCGTCTGCCATGCTGGGTCAGATGGATACGTCGACGATGGGTCAGAACCCTTCCAGTTATCTGCTCGACATGAAAGAGACGGTACTGGACAGTTACAAGGATTTTGCCAGCAATATTGAGAGTGCCTGTTGTCAGTTGGGTAAGGTGATTTTGCAGTATGTTCGGGCTTACCTGAAGGCTGAAACGCTGGTAAGGATATTTGATCAGAACAATTCCATGGAGCAGATAATCCTGAACAAGAAACAGGGGCTTGATTTATCCAATCCGCAATCTGTTCAGGTGTTTCAGCAACAGATGAAAAAGAATGGTGCTTCGGATGAAGAGGTACAGCAGGTATTGACCCAAGCCCAGCAGGACAATGAGTTTGCGTCGAGTTTATCTTACATTGTCAATTCGACTGAAGATTTTGACATGGATATTTACATTGTTCCCGGCAGTTATTCTCCCACCTTTGAGATGGCAATGCTGAGGCTAATGATGGAATTATCCAAGAATGGGTCAGTTGATCCATCGATGGTATTGCATTATGCCCCGGTGGAGAACAGGAAGGAACTCATTGAGCGATATGACACCATCAGGCAACAGCAACAGCAGATAGAATCGATGTCAAAGGCTTTGGATGAATTGGAGAAGAGTGTCAAGACCAAAGACAAACAGATAGTCCAGCAGGAAGTGGAAATGGTGGTATCATCCGAGAAGTTGAAACTTGAGCGGATGGCGAATGAGCAGAAATTAAAATCTTACATAGCCAAGCAGATGGACAAATTATTGACAAAGGAGAAGCAAAACGAGTTAGCGGTAGGTATAACCAAGATTCTTATGGATGAGAAGATTAAGGCCATCCAGCGTGAAGCTGAAGAGAAAAAGGAAGAACCGAAAAAGATAACAGATTTGTTGATATCCTGAAAGGACTGATGAATGAATACGATAGGTAATAGCGTGACAGATTTGACCAATGTCAGGTGGGTTCCCGACCAGCCGATACAGATGCCGGCTGCTTCATTTACGCCGGAAATGCAGAATCATCTGGTGCATACATCTCTTAATGGCGGGGAATCTGTTTATGAGTCTTTGAACAGAATGCGTAATGACAATACGGTGAATCAGGTACGAGGCAAGATGAATGAGATGAACAAGCAATTGTCCGACTATCAGCAGATTATCAGTGATCCTGATATTCAGAATGTGATGAAACAGAAGATAGACGGCACTTGGGGTAAACCACAGGCGGTACAGCAACAGGCTCCGGTACAGCAACCGGTACAACAGCAGCAGGCTCAAGCTACACCGCCTCAGCCGTCCTCACAGGACATTGACCTTAGTTCATTATTGGGATTGACCCAGGTTCCACAGACACAGCAGGCACAACCGGCACAGCAACAGGTACAGCCACCTGTTGGCAATGTGGTTTCACCTCAAGGTGTCCAGCCTGAAAGTCAACCTACAGCACGAGATCGAGATAATCCGTTAGAACAACAGACACAACAGGTTTATTCAGATTTGGCAACGGCGGCACAGAAACGAAACCTTGATCCTCGTGAATTGAATACTTTCCTGAACAATCTGACCATGGACGACATGGCTGATTTGTATATGGAAGTGAGGAATATGCAGGCAAGATATAATGCACAGCGGTATACACAGCCTCCGGTACAGCCTCAGTCTGCACCAAATTTGGCTGAAATGCCGAGTACAAAGAATGTTCAGCCTGGCAGTGGGATCATGTATAACACGCCTGCCAAGTCTTATTTCGATTAAGGAGAACTGATCAATGAGTACGTGGAACCAGACTTTTGATTCTACTATTCCTGCAATTGCGGATTCTAGTAGTTATCAGGGGAAAGTGTACCCTACCGGTGTTAATGACATTGGCTCTACTGCAACCAAATCTGTTACTGGTGGAGTTGGAACCGATGTAGTTACTTTGCAGGCTGGTGACAAATATGTTATCGACATTTACGCCGATATGCGTTCATTTGCGCCTGAAGAGACACCTCTTCTGACGTTGACCACCAATCTGAAATCTATTAAGGCGAACAATCCTTATGGTGACCCGTGGATGGAAGAGTATGAGGGTGATGGATGGACTGACATTGCTCTTGATGATTTCCGAATTCGGGACACCCTGGCTGATGTGACTTCGGAGAATTCCGGCAGTGGTCGTAAAGTTGGAGGCCAGTCAGGAACCAATCAGTCTTACATTCAGGTGGCCCCGGTATACATCAACAATGCACTGTATGTTGGTGGGCAATTGTTCATGTATCCGTTAACCCTGACTAATGGTGAGTATGCGGTATCCGATGCGGTATTACGAACCGGTGACAGTACGGCTCAGTACCAGGGGGTATCGACTGCGGCTAACCAGTATGGATTTACCCGCAACCTGGCTCCGTTGAGTCTGACCAACAAGATCGGGTTTGTATTGAAGGCCCGTACTGACATGGTAGGCTCATGCAATCCGATGATCATGAAACTGAAAAACGAATCGACTTATTTTGGGTATTCGACTTCAGGGACTACCCTGAAGAGTTTTACCTATAGTGAATCGAACAACCCTCGTGGGAAACTGTATTTCTGTTTCGATGATCTGCCGATCATGTGTACGGCTTCCGGTAATTATGATCTGGGATCGGTCGAGATGAAGCATCAGGTGATTGCTCATCTATACCAGTGGGGTTATGATACCAATGGTGATGTTTACATGATTCTTGACCTGAGTGATTCCAATATTGACCTGCCTGAAAGTGCGGGGGTGACATTGGATACGGCATCTACCGGGCAGTGGGGATTAGCTTCAGGTGTTGTGGCTTATGGAAGTGGAACTTACGGTATTAATATGATGGCGGTACTGGGAACCAATCCGTCTTATGGTACTGCGAGTTCTACCGTGATTACGACTACCTTGGGTACTGATCCTTTGATTGGTCGTGCAATTCGGCAGTTGCTGATTCGTCCTGCCAATATCCCGCAGGCTGGTGTACCTGAGTTTGATCGGTTGGGAAGTTCCGGGAACCTGATTACGATTCGTGAACGGAAACAGACGATGACTCAGATTTTCACTCATCCCAAGTATGGTATTTCGGGATCGGCTGAGGCTTCGGTATTTCGGTTCGGTGATGATTTTCAGAAGACTCGTCAGCGGAATCTGAAGGCTTACAAACAGGCCAAAGAAGCAACTTACCTGACCGGTATCAAGTATGTTACTCGTGCGACCAATAGTGGTGATCCTTTGGTGCAGGATCAGGAAGTCCGTCATACTGCCGGCTTGCTTGATTATGCCATGTATCCTATTCGGTACATGAACTTCAAGCTTCCGTCCGTGAGTGCTTCCGAAACTTATGCAGGCCAGAAACTGATGGACTGGATCAGTGATATGTGTGAAAGTCTGAATAGTTTCAAGCAGAAGGGTTCCAAGAGTAATACGTTCCTGGTATCCAAAACTGTATTGAAACGATTACAGATTCTCAATGCGTTGTATACCGGTGCTGGTGTCAATACTGCGACTGTACTGGGTGGTCATGTAACGGTGCAGAAACCGTCTGCA